ATGACTGTACTTGCCCCACCTGCTGAAATATGTATTTATTCTGACGAATACCGACCAGGTACTCTTCAGTTTCTCAATTTCATTGAGACGATGGGGGTCAAGCATGGTCGTAAACTTGAGATCGATTTATCCAAGGTAAGATTTGCATCTGCCGCGGCATCGTTGCTGTTTTTTGCGGTAGTTAATCGAGCACAGTTGCTAACAGGAGACCCTCACTTAATACGCTTCAAGTGGCCAAAAAAGGAGAAGAATCTTGAGGGGCATCGCTGGATCGTAAGTACGGGTCTCTCGCGAGCATTGCTGGCCGGGACTGATGAAAAGCTTCAGGCTCTTACTCGCGAGGAACGTTTTTTTCAGTCTGCTGTCGAACCTTTTGAGCATATTGTTGAAACTGTAACCATGCTGCAAAGGAAAGCTGTCTTAAATGATGAACAGTTGGATTTGTTGCTAACAGCTATCAGTGAGGCTTTGCTTAATGTCTCTCACCATGCGTATGAAGATGATGCTTTCAAAGATGATTTGCTTCTGTTGAAAGGTAAACGCTGGTGGCAATGTGCCTGGTTCAATCCAGAAGAAAACCGCGTTGTTTTCATTGTATGTGACCTTGGCTTGGGGATTTTTAAGAGTTTCATGCCTGATGATGATGGTCTTAGCACTCAAAACGAAGTATCTTCTGTAGAAAGAGCTATGCTGGTTGGTGAATCTCGTTTTGTTGGCTCGGGCCGTGGCAACGGTTCAGAAGATATCAAACGGCCGATTGGCGTTGGTTGTGTAGATGATGAGACACTACTAATCCTAACTGGACATGCTCGATACAACTATAATTCTAATGACAGCTGTCCTCGGTGTGAGAGACTTACTGAATACATACCAGGAACTTTACTACAGTGGTCGCTGGTTCCCAGGAGATGATTTTATGAGAAACATCGTCATTGCGAAGGAGTTCTCCAGAACACCATTCGGACGCTATACTACAGACAGTCCCAACAGTGCTGAGCGTTTCCGCAGGGATTTTCTGGTTCCAGCTCTGAAAGGTGAAGAAAAGGAAGTCATTGTCGACTTCCGTGGCATAGCTTTGGGGGTAGGTTCCTCCTTCCTCGAAGAGGCTTTCGGAGGATTAATCCGGAAAGAAGGGTTGCCAAAAGCAAACATCAAAGCTCGGCTCGTAATCAAGAGTGATGTGCCGTTTTACAAAGAGCAAATAGAAAAATTTATCGATATGGCTCAGCCGGAACGAGCATAAGGGTAAGAGTTGATCACAGCATCACCAAAGATAATTTTTGTTCAAATTGAACAACATGCAGAAAAATCTGAGTCATTCTTTGCCCAAATCGGACAGTACTCGTGGTGCATAACCTTTATAGGTCTTTGCATCGCTCTTCTCGGGTGGCGAGTTGCTTATAACAATTCGAAAAGGCTCGCTACCCGGTCAGAGTCCAAGGCCATAATCGATTCAGTATCGAAGTTAGTGATTGAAATTTCTGATCTTTCTATTGACTTCTGGCTTAATAAATCATCACCAATTGATCATTGCTTAGATCTAGAACAGCAGAACAAAGAAAGGGTGATGAAGATAAATCAGTCCTCAATTTATCTGTTTAACGTCCTGGCTAAGGCTCAGCAGATCGCAAAGCTCTCAGAAGTATTGGATCTCCGTGGACTATCTATTCCTGACAATTTGCTCTCAACAGTAATGGAAAAAACAACTCTGGACTGTGAGACTGCTTATCAACTCGACTCTGAACTCCGCACTATAAGGTCTCAGGAAATCGTGAGCGCTTGTATGCAAGTTGTTCATGCTTTGCATGAAACCTTCCAGTTTTACCACCCTCCAGCTAAACAAGAGACGTTCATTCAAATGGTATCTCGGAAGTATAGCGAAATGGAAAATTGGCATAACGAATTAAGATAAAGGCTCTTATGAGCCTTTTCTCCTTACGCTGGTACTGCCGTCATACTCAGCCAGGTATTTACCATAATTGCGGAACAACATTTCCGGCCCTTTGTGGCCCATCTGTCCGGCAAGCCAGAATAGGTTAACACCCTGGCTGATATGCTTGGTGGCGAATGTGTGCCGTGTCTGGTAAGGGTTACGGTAGCGCACGCCAGCTTTTGTCAGGGTCGGCACCCATGCTTTTTTACGGATAGCGTCGGCGTTCGCCCAGGGTTCCCCCGTTTTCGGATCGCTGAATATGAACTCACTTTTCATAAAGGTGTATTGTTTCTGCGCCTGCAGGGCTGCCAGCGCCTCACTGTTCAGCTCAACCTTGCGGGTACCGGCTTTTGTCTTGGTGCCTTTGAGTACCCCTACGACACTGGCTGCCTGAACGTGAGCAGTGTTCCCTATGGTGTCGAGATCAGGCCAGCGCAGCGCGCACAGTTCTGAGCTCCGTAGACCGGTATTGAAGGCAAAGCGGAACAGGTTTTCCCATTCCGGGTACCTGCAGCACTGGTAAATAGCGAGTGTTTCCGCTGGCGTGAACGGGTCAACCTCGTAATCGTCGGCGCTCGGGCTGCTGTCGATCACGTGGTACCGGCTGGCGCTGACGAGGCTTACCGGGTTAATGGTCAGCAGGCCGTCTGTCACCGCTTCATCTATGGCGCTGCGCAGAAACGAAAGGTTATTCCGGGTCGTTTTCAGCTTTGTTTTCCGGCTGGCTATCCAGTTTTTTAGAACCGCTGGCGTCAATTCTGACACGTGGAGTTTATGCAGAGCTGACAGCGCCGACAGGCATTTTTCATAACCGTTGATAGTCGACGGGGACAGGTTGCGGTTCTGGCAGATTTTCAGGTACTCGTCCAGGTAAGACTTTATGTTTTTGGTTTTCTTCACCACCCCGAACAGCTCCAGCTTTTTGGAGTTGGGGAAATATTTTGAATAATTGAACTCGCCGCTATTGATCTGGTTCTGTATCTCCCCCAACAGGCGCTCGGCATATTTAATGCCGCGCGCATTGGCTTCCATCCGGGATAGGGGTTCTCGACAGAGAACCCCTTTGTACGTGAAGGTGATGACCAGCGTGGCACCGGTTTTATGCTGACGGATTGTTACCCCTCTTGGGAGAGATAGTGATCCTTGTTTTGTCTTGCCCAATTTGCAATCTCCTTTAAGTCGATCCAACGTTCTTTGGAACCATCGACTTTTAAAACATGAACACCTTCCTGCCACACTCCACGTTGTAACCGTTTGTTAACGGCATCCAGCGTCTCACCCATCTCTTCGCAGTACTTTGTAATCGGTACGACATCCAGATAAATCATATCAACCTCACACCACTTTCAGGCCACAACAGTGGCACCACAATTCAAATTCACGATTCATCGATTAGCCCCTTAAGCACCAGGCAATGGCAAACGCACAACCGACGGTGCAAAACGCTGTTGGCCAGTCCATCACTTCGCCTCCCGGATTAGATGTTTGTAGGCACGCAGCGCGTGATGTGTCTTGCCACTTAAAATCGTCTTCATAATGAAAAAGCCGCTGCTCTGGCTGGTCATCTCGGGCGTCAGGAACAGTGCGACATCAATCGCCCGATTGTGCCGGCGGAACTCAAATACGGTGCTGGTGACCGTGATGGCCGAAACCGCCCCTTGATCGTGAAACTCAATCTTCACAATGTTTTTCCTCCCATCCGATTGCCTGGAATAGTCCCATCTTCGGGTGGTACCAGCGGGTGCCGCGGGGCTCGGCTTCTGCCATCATTTGGCGGAATGCTTTCATAAAAGGCTCAAGCTCCACGATCGCCCGGCGAGACAGCAGACCATCAGGCGTCATAAACTCGTGTGTATCGGTGGGGATACGGTATGCGTTAACCAGGTTTCGGCACTTGGCATCGGTCATACCGCTCTTTGCGACTACCTGGCGATAACCAACGTATCCGGCTCGCATGGTGCCGCGCTTAATGTTTTCAACAGCTTCGACTACGGTTTCCACTTGTTCTTCGACCTGGTAGAGGCGTCGCTCCTGCTCAACATTCAGCAGGGCCATTTCTGCGATCAGTTCGGCCTGAGATTTTGGACGCGAGCGCTCCTCTTCCAGTTCTTTCCAGCGATCAACTAGTCGGGCGGTAAATTCAGGGCTGAGCTGTGCGACCACAATGATGCTGTCGCGTTTACCTTCTTCACTTTCAAAAACGTAAATTGTTGTGGGGCGCCCGGAAGTAGGCTTTTCCTCAATTTGAGGAGAAGTAATAACACCACGCGCAATCAGGGTCTCAATCGTGCGTTTCACGTTGTCGTGGCGTTTCTCTACCAGCTCGGCGATCTCAAAGCTGGTCATGGATGGTTTGTTGGTGATCAAGCTATTCATTATCATTCCCCTCAATGCATAATCGGTGCTTCTGGCACACCTTCGGTCTGGATGTGTTCGATAAAGCTGTCATGGAGGAGGTTGAAACCTTCCCGACCCATGGCCGACAACCTGAAGCCGTGTTCTTCATCAGCAACAACCATGTCCTGATACATCCGCAGCGCCAGCTGCAGGCCAACATCAGGCCCGTACTTCTCAATGGCGCCAGCCTCAATGTGGTTTGCGAGCGCAAAGCGTTCCGGCCCTGGGTAAACGCTAATGGCACCAGGCTCGCCGGAATAGATAACAGCAGTGTCAACACCGCCCTCGTCGTTCGGAACGTCGACAGTCCCATTCTTCTCCCGCTCCTCAGTGATGAATACTGCGGCAAGCAACCAGCGCCAGACGATGATTTGCTTCTCGATGTTAAGCGTGATCCAGTCGCTTTCTACCGCTTCCATGATGCAGGCCAGAATCTCCATTCCTTCGGCGAGGTGTTTGTCATAGCGACCGTTATCCAGCAGGCGAATGGCAGCAGAGTAACCAATCACCCGGTTTCCAGACCGGATCCCTGTTGAGGTTGGTTCCGGGTTAAGAAAGTTGTGAAGCATTGCGCACCTCTACTGGTTTGCTGGCTTTAAGTTCTTCGCGCTCTTTCACGTAGCGGTCATGCATGGCATCCCACTTTTCGCACCACTTCTGCATTTCTCGTTTGCGGGCGAGGATGCGGCGCACCCGGCGAACGGTGCGCTGGTGGGCGTTAAAATATTCCAGGGTGACGGCGCCACGTTGCCAGTGAGTCAACTCAGGTTTCAGCGGATGGACTACCTGTACATCCGGGTGACGTTGCGTAAAGCCGGATCGCGCGAAAGCATGCGACGTCAGAAAGTGCGCCAGCCAGCTAATAGCGGTACCGCGGCTGAAGCAACGCTTCATTCGGCCGTGACGAATAGCGACGAAAAGGTCGCCGACTGGCGTGTGGTGCTTCTGTAACGCCTGGTCAATGGCGCTGACAGTTCTGTTGTCAATCATTTGTCTTTCTCCCGGTTATAGGTTTCATGACTCATAACTTCCCAGTTCCGGCCATCGTCTTTCGATAACAGCCGCCAGCGTGGGTTAACCTTCAGGCTGAGGTAGCCGGTGCGGCGCATTCGCCGCGGGAATATCCGCCGGCGCCGATACCGCAGCAGGACCTGCAACGCCTGCAGGTGTACCCGCTCAGGAATGCGTATTGCTGTCAGTGCCACCAGCTTCCTCCTCGATCTTCATACCCGCGTCGCGCGCCATTTCGATAAACGTGGCCAGTGAGCAAATGTGCTCGTCGTCGAACAGCTGGCGGTCGCATATCACCCTCCCGTTCTCGATGTGCACGACTACCCGCCAGGTAAAATCAGGGAGGACATGCAGATCCACGTTCAACACGGGGCGGGGGATCAGCACACCCTGATAGAGCATTGTTTGCTGGTTATTCATTGCCGGACTCCGCAGTAACTGGTTTCTGCTTTTTGACGAACTCCACCAGTTCAGAAATAAGCTCGTCGATTAACTCTTTCCCGCTTTCTGTAAGGAATTCGCCGCTGCCATTAACATCAACAGAGTTGCTGTAAATTCCCTTAAGAGCTTTCACACCTTCCACATTTCCGTATTCACCGAGCGCCAGTCGCTCGAATTTCCGCAACAATCTATCAAGAAGAATCTCAGTTAATTCGATAGTACTAATCCCACCCTTGTTGAGCTTAATGACAAGTAAGCTACTCCCAGTCTTTCGCTGGTGGCGTAATAAAGCCGCTTTTAAAATTCTGCGTCTATAAGTGCTAATTAAATTATTCACTTTTATTTACCGTAAGCCTTTTTTAAATAAAGCATGGCTATAGACCAATAACCAAGCGAGACAAATAACTGAGCTGTTTTAAATGCTTGTTTATTAATCATGGTTACCCTTAATTTGATTGCAGAAATCCCCAGGATTACTCCTGTAATTAAAATTACTAATTAAATTTTAAGCCGGGTTTTTAGACTCTTCCTCAATAAGGTAAGCTGCAACTGGCCCAATCAGATCAGCCAAAAGTGAGGCGACAGATTCCACGTCTGAGTCGGTCAGTTTATGAGGGTAGTTCTCAAGCATCCTCGCCACAATCTCAGCCTGGTAAGCCTTTGATGCTGCTTTTTGCAAAGTGATATCAGACATTTTTAGCATCCTTATAACCGGAAGAATATGTTGCTGAGTTAGCTATTTTATTTGTTGCTATTGCTAATTCAGCGAGGTCTGCAACCACACTAGAAAGCATCATTATTTTATCTTTATTTAATCTCTTTTCTTCTGCCTCACTCATTATGCTAACCCCTATATGATTGATGGCTTGCAAAATAGATATTGTTTTTGTATCGCAATCAGTAGCAATTTTGTCGAAATCAATGTTTTGACATTGCTCTTTATCGGAAGAGAAGCGGTAATCAGGTATAGTTACCAGTTGAAAAAATTTCTCTGTACTCATCTTTTGCACTCCATTAATCCGCTAATGCATAAACAATACATAACGTATTAAATAAGATCAATACAAAATGGAGTATTTTGGTGTATTATTTCACATCATTTTGTTTTTCAAGGTTTTTTAGTTTCTGGCGGGGTGTTGGAGGCAAAAAAAAGCCGCTTTCGCGGCCAATTTATGGGAGGTTGGTGATTTTTGCGTCGACTACAACCCCGATAATACGGCAATTGCCATTGATAGGGATTATTGGGTATTGGGGGTTGAGGGGTTTGAGAAATCTTTGACCGGCATCGATAACAAGCTTTTTGAAAGTGGCTTCATTGTCACCGTCAAGTTTCGCTACAACCAATTTTCCGTTGATTGCTTCCACTTGGGGATCGACAAGTATCGCCATCCCTTCCGGTATGCTCAGCCCTGCTGGTGATGTCATGGAATCGCCTCTGACGTCTAACCAGAACGAATCCTCAGAGCATTCAACGGTGGTGTCATACCATCGATCTATCGCTCTACGGTGGTACGGTTCTACAGCTTCCATCCAATCTCCAGCGCTAACCCAGCTTATAACAGGGTAGCTTCCCTTGGATTCGTTAATGCTATTAAAACTTACATTGTGATCGGCTCTTGAGTCGCTGATAGTGCCGTCAGCATTTACTACGAAGCCGGGCATTTTCAATATGTTAAAAATCTTAGCTATAACCTCTAAGTTCGGTTCACGTCTGGCGTTTAACCAATGGCCCAGGCCGCCCTGCGTTATGCCGAGCGCCTCTGCCAGCTGTTCTTGAGTCATGCCGACTTCTTTCATCCTGGTTTTGGCCAGGTCCTGCCATCTCTGTTTCATAGCCATGATTATTACATTCCGTATTTACTGGGCAACTTCCATTTTGTATTATTCTTGTGAGCGTGTATAGTACGTTATGTATTATTTATGCGAGACTAATCGAATGAGTGGAATCAAGAGCCTTAGACGCAAAGCAAAGGTAACTCAGGGAGAGCTGGCCGCGCTGATTGATAGCTCCCAGGGGGCCGTTAGCCACTACGAAACAGGAAGAAGGATTCCTGATGTTGCAGTCGGAAAGCGGATCGTCAGCGCGTTTAAACAGCTTGGCCTGAATACAAGTTTAGACGAGGTATTTTCAGATGATGTTGCACGGGATGAGGCCTGACCACGGTTTGCTCCCATCTGTGTACGCATCTGCAGATGAAGAATGGATCAAGCAGCAGTTACTGAGCCTGACGCCAGCAGCACGACAAAAAGCCATTCAGCGTTATGCAGCTGTGTATCAGGAATCGTTCGAAGCCGAGCCCGTTCCATACCGCAAGGAGAACCGGGCAAGGCATGAAGCCAATGTAAGGCTTCGCAGGTTCGTGGATGCACACGGACGCGCACTGCAGGGGTACACGACCCAGCCACCTCTGGCCGGATCACAGTAACGATCTGTAGGTCGCCGGGCTTAAAGGTGCCGGGGGTTTTGAAATCTGATTCTCGTTTGTATTTGTGTACTAGATAACTGGTACGAATTCCAAAAATAAACGAGAGGAGGGGAGGGGGAGGAGTGCCTGTGTGTTAGTGCGTAGCACTGGAACAGGCTTTTCCAACAGACAGGGACAAGGGTTAGGTAGATCTCGATCTACAAGGCGAAACCAAAAAATCCGCCGTACTAGGCAATGAGTACAAAAATTCAGGAACAATCATGAGCACAGAGCTGAAGCAAAAATTAATCGCCCTTCTGGAAGAGCAGTTCATCCGCTCCGATGACAAGGTCACTTTTGATTACGTCATGCAAAGAAAAATAAAGTCGCTCGGTTATCACCTGCAGCGCAATTTCGCGATCAGCCTGAGCGGCCGCCGCAGGGGTTTTATTGATTGCCTGGTTACGACACCTGACGGCCAGCGCTGCGCCATTGAGGTAGACAAAAAATCTCCCCGCAAGCGCTCTCTGATGAAACTTGCAGATCTGCCTGCCGACATGTCGGGTTTTGTTCTCCTGCGCGATGGCAAACATCCGCTGCGTTATGTCGAGAACGGCGTTGATGTCATCAGGGCAACAAAATTTAAGCAGTGACTCTGTACTAGCTTGGTGATGCGAGGGGCTGATAATGCTGAATATTGAACCGAATTTTGCTCAGGATCGTGCGCTTAACTCGCTGCGTCGGGAGTGGAAGCAAAACCGCACGTTCATGGTTTATGCGCCGACCGGCAGCGGGAAAACCGGGCTGGCCGCCTTCATCACTGCTGGCCATATCAGCCGCGGTAAACGGGTCATATTCATCGCACCCTATACCATTCTGGTGCGCCAGACTACGGCCCGCTTCGTTGAGTACGGTTTACCTGAAGATGAGATTGGCATTATCTGGCGCGACCACCCTGACTACGATCCAGAACGTCTGATTCAGATCGCTAGCGCCGACACGCTTATCCGCCGGGAATTCCCGGACAACATTGACCTGATTATTGTCGACGAGGCGCACATGAAGAAACGTGCGTTGCTGGAGGTTATCCGGGACTCAGGAGTTAAAGTGATTGGTCTGTCAGGGACTCCATTCTCTCCGTGGCTGGGGAAATATTATTCTTCCCTTATCAAGCCAACCACGATTGGCGAGCTGATCCAGCGTGGTGATCTCAGCCCCTATGAATTCTATGCGCCGACTAAGCCCGACCTGAAAGGGGTTAAGTCTGGCACCTCCGAAGAGTATGGCAGCGACTATAACGAAAAGCAGTTATCCGAGATTATGTGCGGATCTGACCTGGTGGGAGATATTGTTGATAACTGGCTTCGAAATGGTCGCGACCTACCTACCGTAGCGTTCTGCGTCGATAAGGATCACGCCAACTTCGTCACTCTGCAGTTTAACCGTGCCGGCATTAACGCTGAGGTTATGGTTGCCGAGACACCATCCGATGAACGCCACCTTATCATTCACAGGTTCGAAACTGGCGCCACAAAAGTCATTGTCAGTGTGGGTGTGCTGGTGGCCGGCTTCGACAGCGATGTCCGTTGCATCATCTATGCCCGTCCGACAAAAAGCGAAATACGCTGGCTGCAGGCGCTTGGACGTGGATTGCGGACTGCACCCGGGAAGGACGCCTGCCTGATCTTCGACCATAGCGGTACCGTTCATCGCCTCGGCTTCCCTGACGCCATCGAATACGACGAACTACCGTCTAAAAACGATGGCATGAGAGGGGCAGCCGCGCGGGAAGCCAAAGAACGCGAAGAGAAACTCCCGAAAGAATGCCCAGAATGCCACTTCATGAAACCTGCCGGCGTCTACATCTGTCCGAAATGCGGTTTTAAGCCCCTGATTGGTGAGGACGTAGAAACCGACAGCACCCGCAACCTCAAAAAAATGAGTAAAGGCGAGACGGTTTACACCAAAAGCCACAAACAGTCCTGGTGGAGTCAGATCAAGTTCTATCAGCGCCATCGTGCCGCGCAGGGAAAACCTGTCAGCGACGGCTGGTGTGCGCATACCTTTCAGGAAAAATTTGGTGAATGGCCGAACGGCTTAAGCGACTTCCCTATGGAGATCACGCCGGAGGTCAGCAATTACATTAAACACAAACTTATCAAATTCGCTAAAGGCCGCGAACGGGCGCAGCAGATTGCAAAAAAACCAGTAAATGATCTGCTCACACCTCAGGACTACAGCGCCCACTACGAGCCGCCTGAGGGAAGTGCCGGACAGTTAATTATCGAAGCAAAACGGAAACTACAGAAAAACGTAAACAGCGTGAGTCAGTGATATGAAAACAGCAGAAGCAGCAAAAGGCCGATGGTCGGAAATTTTTGAATATTACGGGCTACCGCCGATCACCGGGAAGCACCATTACAAGGGCGAGTGTCCGGTATGTAAGGCGAGGGGGAAGTATCGCGTAGATGACCGTGATGGTCAGGGGACATGGATTTGTGTTTGTGGTAGCGGCGACGGCATGAAGCTGCTGACTCTGACCCAGTCAAAAAGCTTTTCCGCCATCTGCGCAGAAGTGGACCAGCTCATCGGGAATAACTATCAGCGCATCAACGTGCCTGCTAACAGTTCGGCGGCGCGTCAGCGCCAGCGAGTCATTAGTAAGTTTTCAAAGTTGCTCGATTTACGGGGGACCAGCGCGGCTGGTTACCTTCTGCAACGTGGGATAAGCCGCCTGCCGGCAGAAGGCATCCGTTTTTGCGACCGCCAACGCCATGCGGGGCGCGTTTATCAAGCTCTGTATGCCCTGGCTACCGATGACAAAGCTGAGCTTTGTTACCTGCACCAGACGCTGCTGGACGGCGACAGGAAGGCAGATATTGATAGCGCCAAACGTCTTAAGTCGCTTCAAGAGGACAGCTATCTGGATCACGCCCGCTCTGTGGCCATTCGCATGTTTCCGGTATCAACGACGATCGGCATCGCCGAAGGTATCGAAACAGCACTCTCCTGTTATCAGGTTTATAGCGTCAATACCTGGGCGGTAATCAACAGCGGGTTTATGAAGAAATTCCGGGTACCGGCGGGTGTGAAGCATCTGATTATTTTTGCCGACATGGACAAGCACTCTGCAACTGGACATGCCGCGGCGTTCGAGTGCGCCCACGCAAACCTGCTGGCGAAAAACGACCTGGTCAAAGTCAGCATACGCTGGCCGGATAACGGAGATTTCAATGATATGCTTATGAACGGCGATCAGGTTCGTGAACAAGTTTTCTATAAAAAGGTGGCAGCATGATGAACAATAACAATCTGCAACATAACCAATTCTTCACCATCGAACAGGACTTTTCGCCTGAGAAAATTACTGATGCTGAGCGTCTTGTTATGGAGCGTTTCAGTTATATTTATGCAAACTGGGCCGATGAAAAAAACTTAAGCCGTGAGGCGGAAGAACTTCGCGTAAGAGAAATTAAAGGTTTTAAAAACATCCTCCTCTCTCCCTGGACATTAAGCGATGTAACTATTGAATGGGATTACTGGGAATCCGTACTTCGTCACAGGTATAAAACACAAAATGGCGATGGCTACGTCCAGATTATCTGGGATCGGCGCGGGTGGCTCACTGACCTTTTGTGCGTTATGAAACCAGTTACCCGGGCTGAAGCATTAACAGTCTGCAAGTGGTTACTGGCATGTGACTATTTTGAGGAACGGGATTCGCTGTTTGATCGCATTATTTTGAACCTGGTCGGGGAGTGCGAAGAATGAAACTGGAAGCCTCCCTCAAACACTTTAGCCCTCAGGGCATGCATATCAGCGACGACGTGAAAAGCACATCGCCGAATCGCCTGAACGGTACCGACGTTATGACCGGGATCGGGGTGACCAGCAGCCGGGCACGGTTCGGGCTGGCGGCGTTCTTCGGTAAGACTGGCATCAGTAAGACAGATGAGCAACTGACCATTCAGGCGCTGGCGCAGTTCGCCATCAAAAACGCTCCTAAAAATGTCCGCAAAGCCGCTGGTGACAAGCTCGGAACCTGCATGTTGACGCTGGCGCAATTTGCTTTTGCGGAATACTCACGTTCGGCGGCCACCAGTGCAACGTGCCACAGCTGCAGCGGTACCGGGTTTATTTCCCGGCAGGAAGATGTAATTAAGCACCCGGGTATTTTCGATGCAGACGGTGTCGAAGTGATGGCCCCAAAGATTAAAAATGAACTGGTAAAAAGAGTCTGTGGAGTGTGCGGAGGAAAGAAAGTTATCCATGCGCGATGCAGGTGTGGTGGTAAAGGGGAGGTGTTAGATCGTAAAGCGACCAAAGAACTTGGCGCGCCGGTTTTCAAAACATGTGAACGCTGCTCTGGTAATGGCTTCTCTGTAGTACCCTCAGCGACGGTACATCGCACCATACTGAAGCGTCTCCCGGATCTTCATCAGTCTTCGTGGTCACGCAACTGGAAACCGTTCTATGAGGTGCTGGTGGATATGCTGCGTCAGGGTGAGCGACAAGCAGCGGTAGAATTCGAGAAGGCAACAACTTACTAAAGTGATCGGAGCAAATGGCGGCAAATCTTTGCACGATAGAGTTGACTTTGCATAAAGTTGTCCTGTATGCTTTCAATCGTGGAAGATACCGTCCAAACGAAATCAATCATCGAAACCCTGCCTCGGCGGGGTTTTTACTTTTTATGGGTCCATCTTGAACTTCTTTCAGCGCCAGAATCAAAAGTGACTTTTGCCGATAAAATTTTTGGCAAAATTGCGAAAAATGCCCCTTAACTGGGAATTTTCGTTTCCCATCCTGAGATAATAGAAAGGCGGTAACTGCAAACCTATTAATTCAGGAGGAGCAATGCGGCTCTATCTAGCTATGGTGTTTTTCGCACCGTCTCTTATTTTGTTTATTAAAACATGGTGTTAACCACAAAGGCCCATTTCAGTGGGCCTTTTCTATTTGTGCTGCCAGAACGTCACTCACTCTGTGCTTTGTCGTAAATCCATCTGGCGCCATTCATACAGGCCCACTGTCTGACGGGCTCATAACCCAATCCGGGCAGGTTAAAGAGCGCGTGATTCCTAACCCCGCAATCGCTAACAGGGCCGCTCATTCCTTTCTCGCACAGCACCCCGTTAACCCGGAGGTGGAGACTATGAAAATGCCAACTAACCCGAATAACTGGCCTGATCTGCTGGAGTTGCTGCAGAGCTGGTGGCGCGGAGATACGCCGCTGGGGGCCGTGCTGCTCTCAGTTGTTATGGCGGGTCTACGTATCGCGTATAGCGGCGGTGGCTGGAAAAAGATGTTTCTTGAGGGGCTTCTGTGTGGGGCGCTAACGCTGACATTCGCATCGGGGCTTGAATACTTCGACTTCCCCAAATCTCTCTCAATCACTATTGGCGGTGGGGTGGGGTTCGTAGGCGTAGACGCCATCAGGGCGTTTGCAATGAAATATCTTGGCAGCCGATTCGGTATCGGTGGCGGCGATAACAAGGCTTAACCATGACAGCAGATCAAATTATCGAGGGGATCCTCGGCAAAGAGGGTGGTTATGTCGATCACCCCTCTGATAAAGGCGGGCCGACCCGCTGGGGCATCACGCAAACCACCGCCCGTGCACATGGCTACACCGGTGATATGCGAAACCTGCCCAGGGAAACAGCAAAGCAAATCCTGCTGAGCGATTACTGGACCGGCCCCCGGTTCGACCAGGTGGCGAGTCTGTCTACGTTACTGGCAGATGAGCTTTGCGACACTGGCGTGAACATGGGGCCCAGCGTCGCCAGTAAGTTCTTTCAGCGCTGGCTGACCGCAATGAATATGCGCGGAAAGCTGTATCCCGATCTGATCCCGGATGGTGCCATTGGCCCCCGAACTATCACCGCGCTTAAGGGATATCTTTCTGCCCGCGGGAAAGAAGGTGAACAGGTTCTGTTGCGCGCGCTGAACTGCAGCCAGGGTGCCAGATACCTAGAACTGGCTGAGGGCCGCGAAGCCAACGAGGATTTTCTCTACGGCTGGGTTAAGGAGCGCGTCCTGTGAAGATGATCATTTTCGCTTTGCTCGTGCTGGTGGCTGTACTCGTTCTGCTACTTCTGCGCAAATATACCCGGCTGGAGTTCGTAGGCCATGCCAGCCTGCTGCTCAAAACGTGGTCTGTAAAGCTGGGAGCTATCGGCGCGCTGGTTGGCATGTGGGCGCAGTCGTTCCCGGATGCTGCTCTGCATGCCTGGGCGATGCTTCCGCCGGATATCAAAAACATTCTGCCTCCAAACATCGTTGCGTTGATTAGCCCTGCGCTGGTGGTGCTGGCCGTGCTATCGCAATACGTGCGTCAGCCAGCATTGAAAGATAAGGCCGACAAACTGAAGGAACCGCAGCAATGAGCTTCGAAATTATCGCGGGGCTGGTGGTTGTCATCCTTGGTGCTATCGCTGGTGCGTTCGGCATTGGTCATGCACGCGGGAACAGTCAGGCGGAAGCCAAAGCCGATCAGCAGCGTACCGAAGAGAATGCCGCCGCTGCCGTCGCCGCAGCAGAACGTAAGGCAGAAGTCACGAAAGAGGCAAGCGATGTACAGCAAACCGTTAGCCATATGCCTGATGACGATGTTGATCGGGAGCTGCGCGAAAAATTTGCCCGCCCCGGTAGTCGTTGATACGGCCTGCAGCTGGGTGAGGATCATCTACCTGACTGACCACGATATCGATGTGCTGGATAAGCAGACCAAGCGCGACATTCTGGCGCACAACAAATCAGTGCTGGTGAACTGCCCGCAACAAACCGACAAGGCTACTAATAGCTAATAAAAACTGTTGCATCAACACAGCATGAGCATTATATCAGGGAAGACGACACAGTAAGGAGTGCTGCAAGATGAACTTAATGATGGGTGTATTCGGTTCCAGCAACAGGGGAAAAAGTGAAACGCTAATATTTCTGATAAAACTGTTTGAGCAAAGTGATCGCTATGCATCCTTTATGGCAGCAAAACCCCACCCTGGTGGAGAAAAGGATCTTATAGCTGTATTTGAGCGTGATGGACTTAAGATTGGGATATCCACTTTGGGGGATTTGGGCTCTCAGGTTGAAAAATCTACCAAAGAGTTAGCTGAGATGGGATGCAACGTGATCATCACTGCTACACGAACTCAGAAGAAAACAGTTGTTGCTTTTGAAAAGGTTGCTGAAGAGTTCAGTTTCAAAAAACTGTGGTTTGAAAAAAACAACAATATGAATGATTGTTGCAATAATTGGCCTAGTAAGCAGGAAGGGTTTGAGGCAATAAAAAGAAGCCGCTTTAATCAAAGTAATATGATGGATGCCAGTTTTATATTTAGCTACATCGACGGATTACCAGGTTGATTCGTTGGCAATGAATATCAAATACAAGTAAATACGATGCCTCGCAATAGCGGGGCTTTTTATTACCAGAAGCAGGAGAAGACAATGTTTACCGTTAAGCAGATTATTAACAACGCCACCTCATTGTATGAGGCAAAAGAAATCACCGTTGCTCGCCCTGGCTCTGAGCAATGGCGCCAGGCTTTTGCTCTTGCTGATGAACTGGATGTTATGGCGCCTGACATCATTGAGCATATCCCGATGTCCTATGAGGACCAAGATATGACGAAACCAGTTGGCGATGAGCATCAATTAACGGTCGAGCGTACTGGAGCAAACCGGGCTGATTGCATTGCCATTATTTGTTCAGGGATTCCTTCGCCAGCTTTCCCGGACATACATGAGCTTGGTGGTGTTGGATACCAGTTTCTTTACAAAGGCGATCAGATTTACATCACCAACAGCCACGGCGCGACCATCGAAACAGTTAAGTAAGGCATTACAGGAGCCATTCTGCCGAGTGGCTTCGATAATGCTCCCCACATCGCACAGAGGTAAAAAATGTCAGAGATCACCGCATCCGAGCAAATCCGCCTGGATATTATCAAGAAAGTTAATTACGACACCGCAGCGGCCAAGCTGGCCATTGACTGGGTAGGCGACAGCTATCTGAAGTCTGAGCTTTTCGCAGACTCCTTTGATCGTGTTTTCACGGAAAGCGAGATTGTCTCTAAGACCCGTAAGGCGATTCAGGAAGCAACTGAAGCGCTGGCGCTGTTTGATACCGGAGCAGAGCAGATTAGCTAGGAAAGTAGCATAGGCACTCCGTGAGTGCCTATGATAGTATTAATTCTGCTTTAATATTAAATCACTTGACTCTATCATAGTTGTTCACGGTTCAACGCTATATATCCTTTATCAATAAGTGCTGATATTATTTCTTCGAAAACTTTTTTCCCTCGGTATTCGTTATCGGTCTTGCAAATATAATCGCTTGAGAAAACATCTTTCACGATATAGCCGTCGTGCGTTATGAATATCTTTAATACGGAATGGAATATATCATTTTCTCTAAAAAAGAAGTGCATTTCTAAACACGAAGAAATATTCGGTGGGTAGTCATACAGCTTTAGAGACTCTTTGCACTCAAGTTTTAAATTGAAATATGAGAGGTCGATGATGAGTTTATTATCTGTAATAGAAGCTGATACTGATGCGCTTATTAAATCATTGTTATTGATATAAGATATTAATTTGTTTTTTAAATTTAATGTTGAGCTTATCTCCGTGCAACATTCATTTTTTATATCTGAAAATACTTTGTAAACAGTTTCTAATTTCATAATTATCCTTTTTGCTGTGCTTGGTTGTTATTAATCACCTTGGGATAATATATAAATTATACCAAAGACAAAAAGTCATTTTTCATTTCGTATAAGAAGATAGTCTAAGACGGGTCTTGAGAGGAACTTTAATTATATAACTTTTTTGAATTAAAGTTATAGGTGTAATAAGTTATTTTTATAAAAGGTAAGCGAATTAATGTATCCCAATAAGAATAGCGAACCTCGTATTTACGGCAGCAAATGGGAACGTGAGCGTCTAATCTTCCTTCGTTCGCACCCCTTATGCGTCATGTGCCATGAGCAAGGCAGGGTGACAGCGGCAACGGTGGTAGACCACATCATCCCGCACAAACTAAAAGAGGCTTTGCGCTCTGGCGACAGCCAGGCAATAGCGAAGGCGCAAAAGCTTTTCTGGAGCCGGAAGAACTGGCAAGGGCTGTGTAAGCAGCACCACGACTCAACGAAGCAGCGAATGGAGAAGCGTGGCACTGTGATCGGCTGCGATGAAAACGGGATGCCACTGGACCCGACTTCTCATTGGTTTAAGTGATAACCATTATCAATACACATCAAAAGTGATTGTCATTTGAAATCATTAGCATTCAAATGATATCGATTCTCATCTGAGGGGGAGGGGCGGGTCAAAAGTTCAGAACCTCGAACCCAAATGACCGCCGCCAGTCCTTTTTGTGCACAACCGCGAAATGAAAAGTTTTTTTCCGGGAGGTTCCGATGGCAGGACGACGCCCGAAACCGACCCACCTCAAAGTGGTTACCGGCAATCCGGGCAAACGCAAACTCAACGACAAAGAACCATCGCCAGCGCGAGAAATCCCAAGCCCACCAGAGCACCTCACTGACTGGGGAAAGGTGGCGTGGGGGAAGTTGACCGTACTGCTGGATGGCATGGGCATTTTAACCATTGCCGATACGTTGGCGCTCGAACGACTCTGCGATATTTACGCCGACATTCTGCAGCTTCGCCTGACTATTGCTGACGAGGGGCGAACTTACACCGTGCAGACAGAGGGCGGGTTTTTGATTAAGGCTAACCCGGCAGTAGCAATGTTGGCAGATGCTGATCGACGTTTTAAAAGTTATTTGGTTGAATTCGGTCTGACTCCGGCCGCCAGAACGAAGGTGAAAGTGGATGGTGGAGAAAAAGAAGAAGACCCGCTCAACCAGTTCTTCGGTTGATCCCGCCACGCAATATGCGCGGGATGTAGACTCCGGCAAAGAAATCGCCGGTCCTGATATTAGAAACTCCTGTAAACGACATCTCAGGGATTTGGAATCCTGCCATGCTCGCGGGTTGGTATGGGATGTTGCAGCGGCGCAGCGTGCCATCGACTTTTTTGCAAAAGTACTGAAGCTCAACGGCGGTGAGCATGAGGGCAAACCCTTTAACCTGCTGCCGTGGCAGTGCTTTATTGTAGGTTCGATATTCGGCTGGAAAAACTCAGACGACTATCGCCGGTACCGCATGGCTTACGTCGAGTCAGGCAAAGGTTCTGGCAAATCTCCACTTGCAGCGGGCATTGCTCTTTACTGTCTGGTTGCTGACAAAGAACCTCGCGCAGAAGTCTACGCAGCGGCGACGAAAAAAGACCAGGCCATGATCCTTTTTCGTGATGCTGTCGCGATGGTGGATCAGTCCCCTGCGTTAGCGCAGCGAATAAATAAATCAGGCGGCGCCGGTAAAGAGTGGAACCTTGCGTTTCTTCAGAGCGGCTCATTTTTCCGGCCTATCAGTTCGGATGATGGGCAGTCAGGGCCACGCCCACACTGTGCTCTGATTGACGAAATTCACGAGCACAAAAACAACCAGGTTGTGGAAATGATGCGCGCCGGGACGAAAGGTCGTCGGCAGGCGTTGATTTTCATGATCACTAACAGCGGCCACGACAAAACCAGTGTCTGCTACGACTATCACGAGTATGGGCGGAAAGTTGCCGAAGGCTCGATTGAGGATGACAGTTTCTTCTCCTTCATATGTTCCCTGGACGAAGGAGAAGACCCTTTCAAGGATGAGTCCTGCTGGAAAAAAGCAAACCCCTCACTGGGTCACACTTTTACCGATCGCTACCTGCGTGAGCAGGTTACTCAGGCTCGGGGGATGCCGTCGAAGGAAAGCATTGTTCGGCGGTTAAACTTCTGTCAGTGGGTGGATGCCGATAACCCCTGGATGAGCAGCGATGTGTGGATGGGGTGCGAAGAGGACTTTGACCTGCAGGAGCTGCAGGGAGAAGAATGTTATGGCGGTCTGGACCTTTCAGGAACTCGCGACCTTACGTCTCTGGCGCTCTTTTTCCCTAAAAAAAGAAAACTGCTGGTGGAGTTCTGGACACCAAAAGATACTTTGCTGGATAGAGCGAAAACAGACCGCGTACCTTATGACGCATGGGAACGGGGAGGCCATATTCATACCACTCCCGGAAAGGCGGTGAAATATGGCTTTGTTGCCGAGCGCATTGCTGATCTTTCCATGTTGTTCGATATCAAGGCGATCGCCTTCGACCAGTACCGCATCAAATATCTTGAACCGGAACTGGAAGACGCTTCTGTATCAGTACCTCTTATTCCTCACGGGCAGGGATACTACAAGGCGCAGGATTCAGGACTGTGGATGCCTCATTCCATCGAACTCTTTGAACAGATGCTGGATGATGGCGTAATCATTATTAAAACTAACCCCTGCCTCCGATGGAACGCTGCTTCCGCCGTAACCGAAGCCGACCAAAAAGAAAACCGCATTTTCGCCAAGAAAAAGAGTACTGGTCGAATAGATGGTGTGGTTGCGTCAGCGATGGCAATTGGTGCTGCGGAAGGTTACGAGCCTGATGATGGTGATATTGAGGGCTTTTTTGACGATCCGATCATAGTGGGTATCTGATGGCTAAGAATAAACAGCAACCAGGGCGCGTTAAGAGCGCCCTTTTAAACTGGCTTGGTGTTCCCATAGGCCTGACTACCGGTGAATTCTGGCAGGAGTGGTTCGGGACCAGCAGTAGCGGAAAAGTTGTCACCGCTGACAAAATTATCAGGCTTTCTACCGTCTGGGCGTGCGTGAGGCTCTTGAGTGAGTCGGTATCCACGCTTCCGCTAAAAATTTACGAAAGACAGTCAGATGGATCTAGAAAACTGGCCCAGAATAATCTTGCATACCAGATATTATGCAGGCGCCCTAACCCGGAAATGACACCTTCCCGTTTCATGCTGATGATTGTGGCCAGCATTTGTCTGCGTGGTAATGCTTTTGTCGAAAAGTTTTTCATTGGTAACAAGCTGGTATCAATGGTTCCGCTACTTCCTCAGAAAATGGTTGTAAAGCGACTCGATAGCGGAAAATTACAGTACACCTACACGGAAAATGGCGTTCCGCGGATCATTCCTGTAGACAGGATGATGCATATTCGTGGGTTTGGTCTCGATGGCGTGTGCGGCATGATGCCGACAATGGCCGGGGTTGACGTTTTCGGCGCTGCTATGTCGGTTGATGAAGCCGCGGCAAAAATCTTCGAAAATGGCCTGCAAAGTACTGGTTTCCTGTCTTCAAAAACGGCGCTTAATAAGGAACAGCGAGAAAGATTGCGTCAAAACCTTCAGTCTTTTATTGGTTCTAAAAACGCCGGGAAACTGATGGTTCTGGAAAATGAACTGACTTACCAGAATGTCACTATGAACCCGGAGGCCGCTCAGCTCCTTGAAAGCCGTTCATTCAGTATTGAGGAAATTTGTCGCTGGTTTCGCGTACCGCCATTTATGGTCGGCCATACGACAAAACAATCCAGCTGGGCTTCGAGTCTTGAAGGGATGAACATGCTGTTCCTGACTCATACCCTGCGTCCTCTCCTGGTCAATATTGAGCAGGAAATAGCGCGTTGTCTTCTGAACAGTGATGAGGACTTGTTTGCTGAGTTCTCCGTTGAAGGGCTTCTGCGTGCCGATAGCGCAGGGCGTGCGGCGTACTATACCAGCGCCCTGCAAAATGGCTGGATGTCGCGCAACGATGTGCGAAGGCTGGAAAATATGCCGCCAATTGAAGGCGGTGATATTTATACAGTTCAGCTCAACCTGACTCAGTTGAAGAATCTTGAAAACAGCAACCCGGCGGTTCAAGCGCTGGCTGTAAGAGAACTTCATAACCACGTATTCCCTGATATTCCTTTCGAGCAATCGCCACTTAAACAGGCTGCTTAGGAGCCAACGCCCATGACAATTAGACAACTTCCGGTAGCGCCGGCGGGTCGCCCCTGCGCGCGCGTTACCTGTGAAACATTACCGTCTGCACTGGACCGCTGGGACGGTGGTATCAAAGCGGCGGCTACTGACGATAACAGCATTTCTGTTTTTGATGTTATCGGTCAGGACTACTGGGGCGAAGGGATAACAGCCAAACGTATTGCCGGTGCGCTTCGGGCGATGAACGGTGCCGACGTTACGGTAAATATCAACTCCCCGGGCGGCGACATGTTCGAAGGCCTGGCTATTTATAACCTTCTCCGCGAATACGAAGGCCATGTAACGGTGAAGGTGCTGGGCATTGCCGCCAGTGCCGCCTCAATAATTGCGATGGCCGGGGATGATATTCAGATTGGCCGCGGTGCCTTTCTGATGATCCACAACTGCTGGGTGTACGCGATGGGAAACCGCCATGACTTCGCTGAACTGGCGCAGTCACTGGAGCCATTCGATACCGCAATGGCTGATATTTACGCGGCGCGATCCGGCCTTGATATTGCCGCCGTTCAGAAACTAATGGACGGCGAAAGTTATATCGGTGGCAGCGATGCTGTGGCGAAGGGGCTGGCAGACAGTCTGCTTTCTGCTGATGCGGTCATCGACGGCGACGAATCACCTGGAGCTGCGCTTCGCAAACTTGATGCATTGCTGGCCAAGACCAACACCCCACGCGCTGAGCGCAGAAAACTCATTAAAGCCTTATCAGGTGGCATGCCTGGCGCTGTCACCACCAACGACGGTACGCCGGGCGCTGCCGAAGATATCAAACCTGAAACCCTCAATTCACTTGAAAGCGCTCTTGCGGCGTTAGTCAAATAAGGACCATTTATGTCTGATGTAAACGAGATTCTTAAAAAAGTCACCGCCTCCATTGAAGAAGCAACCGGAAAATTTAATGCCAAAGCGGAAGAGGCGCTGACTGAGGCGAAGAAGAACGGCAAATTGTCCGCGGAAACCAAAGAAACCGTGGACAAAATGGCATCTGAACTCAATGCATTGAGAGAAGCCGAAAAAACGCTTAAAGCAGCGCTGGGCGAACTGGAGCAACATGTTGCACAGATGCCGCTGGCAAACGCAAAACAGGTTATTGAAACTGTCGGCCAGCAGGTTATTTCTGCTGAAGCGCTGAAAACCTTTGCCGCCAGCGTCGCGGCCAGCCAGCGGATTTCAATTCCGGTGAAGGCAGCGTTACTCACCGCTAATGTCCCAGGCAATATTGTTGCTCCTGACCGCCTGCCGGGTATTGATACCGCGCCTAAACAGCGTCTGTTTATCCGCGATCTGATCGCGCCAGGCACAACGGCATCCAATACCATTTACTGGGTGCAGCAAACTGGCTTTACCAATAACGCAGCGGCGGTCGCAGAAAATACGACCAAACCGTACAGCAATATTGAGTTTGCAGAAAAAATCACTCCAGTTCGAACCATTGCGCATCTTTTCAAGGCATCCAAACAGATCCTCGATGACTTTTCGCAACTGCAGTCTCAGGTCGATGCAGAAATGCGCTTCGGCCTGAAGTATGTCGAAGAGCAGGAAATTCTGTTCGGCGATGGTACCGGCGCTCATCTGGAAGGCATCATTCCGCAGGCTTCAGCATTTGCGGCAGCGTTTCAGGTAGAGAATCAGAACGGTATTGACGATCTGCGTCTCGCGATGTTGCAGGCTCAGCTTGCCCGCTTCCCGGCATCCGGTCACGTCCTGCACTTCATTGACTGGGCGAAAATTGAGTTGACCAAAGACACGCTGGGCCGCTACATCCTGGCAAACCCTGCAGCACTGACGGGGCCGACTCTTTGGGGCCTTCCGGTCGTTGCGACAGAAGCTACGGCATTCCAGGGTAAATTCCTGACAGGGGCATTTAGTGCCGGAGCGCAGATTTTTGACCGTGAAGAAACGAACGTTGTCATCTCTACTGAGAACGCCGACGACTTCGAGAAAAATATGATCACCATCCGTTGCGAAGAGCGTCTCGCGCTGGCTGTTAAGCGTCCAGAAGCCTTTGTTTATGGATCATTCACTGTTCCGACGTCTGGCGGTCAGTAATATTTTGTGCGGCCTTCGGGCCGCAATATTCGAGGGAATACCATGAAGCTTATCGCGGTTAAACCAATTTACTTTGGCGGTGTAGTCGTGGCAGAGGGTGAGTCACTGGAGACGCAGGAGCAGCACGGTCGTGAACTGATCAAAAAAGGTTATGCACGGCTGGTGGATGTTGATAATTCTGCGCAGCCGGAACAGCCGGAACAGCCGGAACAGCCGGAACAGCCGGAACAGCCGGAACAGCCGGAACAGCCGGAACAGCCGGAACAGCCGGAACAGCCGGAACAGCCGGAACAGCCGGAAACCGTGCCAGAGAAGAAGGCTAAAAAATAATGTTAGAACTTGAAGTGGTTAAAGAGCACTGTCGCATTGAGCCTGACTTTACCGATGACGACTCACTATTGACCCTCTACATCGGAGCTGCTTCTCGTTACGTCGAAACATGGACTCGTCGCAAAATGTATGAGTCCGAAACCAGCGAGGGGTATGCAGATGATCCTGATTCAATTCTCCCTGGCGATGATGTGAAAGCAGCAATGCTTCTGCTTATCGGTCACTGGTATGAACACCGTGAAACCGTTGTTGTTGGCCAAACAGCGATAGAGGCTCCATTTGCCGTTGAGTCTCTTTTGCAACCATACCGAATATATGGACTGTAGGGGGAGGTATGGCCTGTGAAGGGTGCCTCCGTCGGCGTGAGTGGTTAAAAAAGTGGACGAAAATAGCCTATGAACGAGCAACTGGTAAACGCGCTGATAGCAGCGCTGAGAGAACAAACAGCAGCACAGAGAGAGCAGACGGAAGCGATAAACCGCCTGGCTGAATCTAACGTCGCCCTGTCCGATGTAATTATCCAGTCCCTTGCCGGCGATCTCGATGAGACGTCAGAGCAGCAAACCTATCTGAGCGGGAAACCCAGGGGGTGATATGCAGGCCGGGAAATTGCGTCACAGGATTACCCTGCAGGAGCCTGTAAAAGAACAGAACCCGACAACGGGAGCCGTGATTAATACCTGGCGCGATGTCGCAACCCTTTGGGCCGAAGTCGCTCCTTTATCCGCACGTGAGTTTATCGCCGCCCAGGCCTCTCAGGGCGAAGTTACCACACGGATAACGATTCGTTATCGTGAGGGCGTCACCCGCAAACATCGGATCCTGTTTCGTGGCCGTATCTACAACATTGAGGGCGTTTTACCTGACCCCCGGAGCGGCAGGGAATACCTGACACTGCCATGTTCAGAGGGGGCTAACGATGGCTGATGGCGTAGAAGTAAACCTGACTGGCCTCGATTCCGTCCTGGGGAAACTGGATGCCGTCTCACAGGTCACTCGCGATAAATCCGGTCGTGCAGCGCTGCGTAAAGCGGCGAACGTCATCAGGGACAGAGCGCGCAATAATGCCGCGCGGGTTGATGACCCTCTCACCAAAGAGGCTATCTACAAAAACATTGTGGTCAGCTTCAGCAGCAAGGCGTTTCGCAGAACCGGCGATCCAACGTTTCGTGTCGGGGTGATGGGCGGCGCCAGGCAATACGCCAATACAAAGGCCAACGTCCGAAAAGGCAGGGCGGGTAAAAGTTATAACACTGCCGGAGATAAAGGTAATCCCGGCGGGGATACCTGGTACTGGCGATTCCTGGAGTTCGGCACAGAACATGCTGCAGCGAGGCCAATAATTAGGCCTGCACTGAATGGGGTCGATGCCGATGTGATTAACGTTTTTGCTTTGGAGCTGGAAAAGGCCATTGATCGCGCTGTGCGTCGAGCAGCTAAAAAGGGGACTCCGGTATGATTGCTCCAATATTTGCAGTTTGCGCAGCCAGCCAGGCAGTCAGGGATTTGTTAGGTTCTAATCCCGTGCGGCTTTATCCGTTCGGTATGCAGGACGATAATATTGTTTACCCCTACGCAGTCTGGCAAAACATAGGCGGCTCCCCTGAAAATTATCTGAGCCAGCGGCCAGATGCAGATCACTATTCTCTGCAGGTTGATGTCTATGGTGATACTGACACCGACGTGATCGCCGTTGCCCATGCTTTACGTGACGCAATAGAGGGCAAGGCCTATATCACCCGATGGGGTGCACAAAGCCGCGATCCTGTAACAATGCGATACCGCTATTCCTTCGATGTTGACTGGATAACGACCAGATAACCAACAACCCCAAACTGACCCGCCTTGTGCGGGTTTTTTCTTTTATGGAGACAAAACATGTCTGTATTAACGCAAGGCACGCAATTTTTTGTGCTCAAGTCTGGCGTGGTCAGCGAGGTTGAATGCATCACCAGTTTCAACCCCGGCGGCAACCCTGCCGATCAGATTGAAGATACCTGTCTGAGTGAGCGGGATTCCAGAACCTACAAAAAGGGGCTTAAAACGCCTGCGGCCGCAACTGTCGGGCTTAACGCTGATCCGACGAACGCCAGCCACATTATGTTGCATGGCCTCGCTGAAGCGAATGACCAGACGCCGTTAACTTTTGCAGTTGGCTGGTCAGATGGAACCAGTGTCCCGACAGCCGCCGCTTCTGGCGCTGAGGATGCTGTTGATGGTCTGGTGCTTCCATCTGATCGCACCTGGTTCATTTTCCAGGGTTACGTTTCCGACTTCCCGTTTGATTTTCAGGGTAACGCTGTTGTGACGACCTCCGCCACGATCCAGCGGTCTGGCTCTTCCGTATGGGTGCCCAAGGCCGCAGCGTAATTAATATGCCCGGTTATCCGGGCTTTTCTATTCAGGAGCTGAAATGCAACTTACTCTCGATACGTTAAAAGAAACCGGTGCTTTTACCGGGCGTCCCGTGGAAAAAGAAATTAAGTGGAAAGGCCGTGACGGGAAAGAGCATATCGCAACCGTCTATGTGCGCCCGATGGGCTACCACACCACTAAAGCTGAACTGCTGGCATACAACGGGAAATCGGACCCGATTGCTGAGCGCATTGCGGCACATATTTGCGATCAGGACGGCGCCCCAGTGTTTACCGCGGCTGACATTCTTGGAACTGCTACCCCGGAGCGTGGGGCGCTGGACGGTCCGATCGTTATGGCTCTCCTGGCTGCAATTCATGATGTAAACGAACTGGGAAAGACTACGAGCTAACCGGCGAGGATGAATTCTGGTGCGAACTGGTGATGAACGGCATCGGCGGCCGCACCATCGCAGAGGCTCAGGAGCGGATGAGTCGCAGGGAATTTCTGGTTTGGCTCAAGTACCGTGAGAAGTATGGACCGCTCAATATCATGATGCGTACAGAGTGGGGGGCTTCGCTGGTGGCTTCTGTCCTGGCTAACATCAATAAGGCAAAGAACACGCCTCCGTTCAAGGTTAGTGACTTTGCACCGCACATCAACGAAGCGCCATTATCTCTGGAAGAGGCCATGAAAGCCTGGGACTAATTATTGTTTTTGCCTTTAAAAAAATCCTGCTACCCTTTTGGTAACTATTATCACGAGGGAATGATATGAAGAGTTCAGGGCAGCTGTTATCGCTGGCAGGTATAATTCTCGCGGTGTACTCATTGTTCTTTATGGATGTGAGTGTTGAGGTTGGCGATGGTACAAGAGTTAATAATATTGGGCTAATGGCTCAACAGCAAAACTATTTATTAGTTGCGGTTGTTCTTTTTCTTGCTGGTATCTTCATTTCTTTCTCAGGGAGAAAGAAGTCATTACAAGAGGTAGATTTTACTAAAATAGAATCTTTCTCATCAGATGACTTTGTTTCTTTGAAAGATGGTGAACCATGCCTTAATATCTTGGCTGTAGACAATCTTGCAATTATGTTTTTAAAAAAACATGGTTCAAGCAGTGTTAATGATATTCTTTTCATGAATATGCCTTTAATCGATAGGTTAGAACAAGGTCTCCCTGAATCACTAAGGAAAGATTTTAAATCTACCCTTAAAAGGAGGTTAAAGGACAATTGTTAAAATAACGCCCGCTAAAAGCGGGCTTTTTTTCACTTGGAGAATTTATGGCTGGCAAGTCACTGGGAACTCTGACTATCGACTTGGTTGCAAAAGTTGGTGGATTTGTTTCAGGGATGGATAAAGCTGAGCGTGCATCAGCCAAGTGGAGTAAGCAGGTACAAGATGATGTGGCAAAATCCAGTGCTGCACTAGCAGGTATAGGGGCGGCAGCTATTGCAGCTGGGCTGGCTGTTGGCGCATCCGGATTTCAATTACTGAAATCCACATCTAGGCAAATAGCAGAAACTGACCGCTGGGCTAAATCATTACAATTATCTACCCAGGAACTTCTTGCTTGGCAGTTTGCAGCTGAAAAGGCTGGTGTCTCCGGTGACCAAATGGCTGATATCTTCAAGGATATTGGTGATAAGATTGGTGACGCGGTATTAAATAAATCAGGTGAAGCTGTTGATGCGCTCAACGCTCTTGGATTATCTGCGGAAAAACTATCAAAAGTCAGTCCAGATAAACAATTGCTCGCTATCGGTGAATCTTTGGGGAAAATTAGTACTAATGCCGAGAAGACCACCATTCTTGAAAGTTTGGGTAACGACCTTTCAAAATTGCTTCCTTTGTTTGATAACAATAACCAAAAACTCAAACAGTTTATTGACCTTGCTAAAGATTATGGTGTTGCTCCTGATCCATCCTCTATTGATGATTTAGTAAAGGTTAATCAACTTTTTGAAGATATGGAGGCTCAGGTTGCAGGGCTCAAAATTGAGATTGCAGCCGGATTGGCAAAAGTTGATCTAACTCCTTTGCAGGGATCACTTGATAAGCTTCATGACGTACTGACTGACCCCTTGGTTCTTCAAGGTATTTCTGATCTTGTATCGGAAGTCGCTCAACTTGCTGGATGGCTTGTAAAAGCAGCTGCAGGAGCGGGCCAACTAGCAGCCAGCACAGGAAACCGTTTTGCGGCGCTTAGTGGTAAGATCGACCTAACAAATATAGACCAAGTTAATGAACGTATTGAATATCTGCAAAAAATCCTTGAAGGGAAAAAAGGTTTCTACTCTCAAAGTGAGTCAATGTTTGGTTGGATTACAGGGGTAGATGACAGCGCTAAAGCACTAAACGATGAACTGCAATCCCTTATAGAAACTAGAGATAAATTTTCTAAAGCTAGCAAATCGGTGCTACCCCTTCAGGTAGCCACTGTGGGAACGGACAACCCATTTTCTTTACCTCCTGGTGGTACGAACGGAAAACCTGTTAAAACACCAACAAGTAAAACAGAAAATGCTTTTAACAGCAGATTGCTTGATCTACAAAAACAAGCTGCTCTCATTGAAACTACTGGTAAAAAAACAGCTGAGGTAACAGAACTCGAAAAAATTAATTTTGATATTACCAGTGGCAATCTTAAAAAATTGTCAGAAGCTCAAAAAGAGCAGCTTCGCACTGCTGCAAAGGCCCTAGACTCTAAAAAGGAAGAGCTTAGGCTTAATCAGGAAAATGCCAGGGTTGCTGAATATGTTTCCGGTTTAGAAAAGCAGAATAAGTTAGTACGACAGGGGTTTGATAATCAAATTGTTGGCCGTTATTCTGGAAGCCGTGAGCGTTCTCGCATGCAGGATAATAATGATATACAGCAGGACTTTGCCTCTCGACAGGATGACTTATTAAATCAGCTCCAATCTGGAGATATAGACCAAAGTCTTTACGATAAAAAGAAAGAAGCATTACAGAATTCTCTTGATGAGAGACTTAAGATACAGGAGGAATATTATAAAAAGCAGGATGAGTTACAAAATGATGGTGCTGCTGGTTTTATATCTGGGCTAGCAACGCAAATAGAAGCATCAATGGATTTATATACCAACATGCAACAGGTTGGTGCACAGGCATTTAGCACCTTAACGGATATGATTATTAACTGGGCAGAAACCGGAAAGTTAAATGTTAAAGATTTTGCTGCGACGTTTCTGCAATCTGTTGGTAGCACACTTCTTTCTTATGCTGCTGCCCAAGTTGCAATGGCGGGTCTGCAGGCCTTTACAGCAATGATCGGCGTTCCGTTTGTAGGCCCCGAAATAGCAGGACCGGCAGCAATAGCCGCAACTGCGGCGGCTGGAGTGCTGGCGATAGGAGTCGGTACAGCCCTTCAGGGCCAAGCTCACGACGGTATCGACTCTGTACCAGAAACAGGAACCTGGCTACTGCAGAAAGGTGAGCGCGTTACGACAGCTAAAACCAGCGCCAAACTGGATGCCACTCTGGATCGAGTAGCAAACCAGTCAACCGGTGGTGGAACTATTTATTCTCCCACGATCACTATCCCCATCAATGGTAACCCTTCCGATGCAACGTTGGCGCTGGTCCGTAAAGCTGCAGATGAGGGGGCAGAAAGGGGATACCGGAAGGCGGTTAACTCAGTCGCAAGCGGTCAGGGTGATTTGCATAAGGCCTTGATGGGGAAAACGACCTCTGGGAGGAAAATTAGCTGATGGCAATCACCACAACGCTTTATTACCCCTCCGCTTACCTGCCTGGACCGCTTAAAGAGAGTTTTGGTTTAACTCCTGTATCTCCTCTGAAACGGACTCAGATGGTAACTGGCCGGGCACGGCAGCGGCGTGCTTACACCTCGACACCAACCCAAACAGATCTGGCCTGGATTTTTTCTGACGCCCAGGCGCAGGCTTTTGAGGCGTGGTTTCGGGATGAGTTATCAGATGGGGCGGCGTGGTTCAACATACCGTTATTAACGCCTGTAGGGCTGAAAAATTACGTGTGTCGTTTCACGGATATTTATAAAGGCCCCACGCCAGAAGGCGGATTTTACTGGAGATATACCGCGCCAGTAGAACTCTGGGAGCGCCCATTGCCGCCGTCTGGATGGGGGTATTACCCGGAATGGATCGTCGGCAGCTCACTGCTGGATATTGCGCTGAATAAGGAGTGGCCGAAGCATGACTCAGATTAAACGCCTTTACGCCAGCAGCGGCCCGGAGGTGATCATTGAAACGCTGCAGATCACCATTGGTTCTGACGTCCATTATCTGTGCCAGGGCTACGAGGGTATTACGGCAACGACGGAGAACGGCGATACCGTAACGTTTACCGCCTGTGCGATAGACATTGCTCTGCCGGCGCGCAATGCGGACGGCACGCAGGACCTCAAATTTGCCCTGTGCAATATCGATGGTGTTGTGTCCACGGCGATCCGCTATGCGCTGGCTAACCGTCTGTCTGCATTGCTGACGTACCGGCGTTATATCTCCACGGATTTAGCGGCCCCTGCTGAAGTGCCGTATACGCTGAAAATCAAGTCTGGCTCCTGGACGGCGACAGAAGTGCAGATTACCGCGGGTTATATGAATATCCTTGATACCGCCTGGCCGCGTTACCGCTACACGCTCCCTGCATTCCCCGGACTGCGTTATATCAGCTAAGGAATCCCAATGTTCAACCCTGATAAATACCGTTCTGTTAAATGGCAGAAGGGCGGGCGCGTATACCCGCAGCTCGACTGTTTCGGCATTGTGAACGAGATACGCCGCGATCTGAATTTACCCGTCTGGCCCGATTTTGCCGGGGTAACCAAAGACGACGGCGGACTCGACCGGGAAGCGAGAAAGCTGATGCTTTCGCTGAAACGTTGTGATCCCTGTGAAGGTGCTGGAGTGGCTTGCTATTCCGGATCAACCGTCACCCATGTGGGGATCGCAGTCAGTATCGGTGGCCTGCTGCACGTGGCGGAATGCAATCCGGGAATGAACGTCACCTTTCTGCCGTTGCCGCGGTTTAAGCGCCGATTTGTCAAAGTGGAGTTCTGGCAATGACCATTCGTTTTTACCCGTCCCGGCTTCCCGGTGAACCACTCGAAACGCATGAGCATGGTGTAACCAGTATTCGCAGCTGGCTGGTGGCAAATGTTGAAGGCTACGAGGATCGGGATGTCCCACCGCTGACCGTTGAGGTTGAGGGGCTGTTAATTCCGCCAGGCGAGTGGGCTAAGTGTGTGATTCGCCCTGATAGTGATGTCAGGCTTTATCCGGTGCCTTTCGGGCTTGAGGCCGCGACAATTGCCTGGATAGGAGTGGGCATTGCCGTCGCATCTGCGGCTTATTCATTGTTCATGATGAGTAACATTGATGCCGGTGGCTATACGTCATCCACAGGTCGAAGCCTCGACCTGAACCCCGCTAAAGCAAACAGTGCGAAACTGGGTGATGCGATTCGCGAGGTGTTTGGCCGGGTGCGCATCTACCCGGATTATGTGGTGCAGCCCGTTACCCGGTTCGATGCCGCCGATCCTACGAAAATGCGCGTCCAGATGCTGCTATGCCTCGGAGTCGGTGACCTGATTTATACCAATGGCGATATCCGGGTTGGCAGTACGCCAGCTTCAACGCTGCCGGGTTTCAGCAGCACCCATTATCCGCCAGGCGCGGACGTTTCCGGTGATGAGCGCAGTGAAAACTGGGTCAACAGTACGGAGGTCGGCGGGACATCATCCGGCACCGGGCTGGATATGGCCCAGACGTCGCCGGACGCAGACGACATTATCGCAGACAGCATGACCGTCTCCGGATCGAGCGTGACGTTTACCGGGCTGGATACGGATGATGATGACGATAATGACGAGAACGATAACGCGCTACCGCCCAGCTGGGTCGCCGGCGCCGTGGTCGAACTGAAAGCCCCGGCGAACTACCAGATCACTTCGGCGGCCGGATACAGTGTTATCGCCAGCCCGCTGCTGACGGAGATCGCGCCGGTAGTAGGTATGCCGGTGACGCTGGGGTTTAACTCTGTCGATTACGATCTGTTTATCGCGTCATATACCCCCGGTCAGGCTGCAGTGCCCGGCGCCGGGGGGAGTGCGGCAAAACTCCAGGCCAGTGCGGCCCCGACCACCTACGATTTTTCGACCAGCTCCAGCACGTTCACGATCACCTGGCAGGGGGTTACCTACCCGGTGTCGCTGGTGGCTAACTATGTCTCGATGTCGGGACTGCTGGCGGCCATCACCGAGGGACTCACTGGCTCCGGCCTGGTTGCACAGGACAACGGCGGCACCGTACTGATAACCGAGGCGGCCAGTCCGTTCGCGGGTGGGGCGATCACGTCCTCTTCACTGCCTGCAGCTGTTTTCGGTGATGCCCCGGTTTACACCTCCGGCACGGCATCAACCGGCGGCAGCCCGGCGGTAACGGCGAATGTGACACTCGCCTATAACTCTGCCACGGGCACCGCATTCTCCGGGATGCCGGAGGGCGTGCAACGGCTTTCACTTGCTCACCGCGGGAATGAGTACCGGATTGTGTCAGCTGACGGCACGACGGCGACGGTGGCGCGCCTGGTTTCCGGTGCCGTTGATGAGTCATGGCCGGGATTCACCGCCAGAACGATGATCGACTATGAGGCCACTGGTCTTAACGACACGCTGAGCTGGCTGGGGCCGTTCCTGGTTTGCCCTGAAAATGAGACCGTCGATATGTTCGAGGTGAATTTCTCCTTCCCGAACGGCATCTGTGGCTTTGACAGTAAGGGCAAAAAACGGATCCGCCACGTTGAGTGGGAGATACAGTATCGCGTCTACGGTTCCGGATCGGGGTGGGTGAGTCACCAGGGAGAGTATGCGCTGAAAAACGTCAACGGGTTAGGTTTCACTGAGCGGATCACCCTCAGCTCTCCGGGACTGGTAGAGGTTCGCTGCCGTCGGCGCAATGAGCAGGGCTCAAACAACGCCAGGGATTCGATGTACTGGCAGGCACTGCGCGGGCGACTGCTGACACGACCTTCATCCTATCCCGGCGTGTCGCTGATGGCGGTGACCGTTGAGACGGGGGGCAAATTGGCGGCTCAGTCGGACCGCCGCGTAAACGTTGTGGCCACGCGGGCCTATGACTCAGGAACGGCCAGAACCATTTCTGGGGCGCTGCTGCATGTCGGGAACTCGCTGGGACTGGAGATGGATGTCGACACCATCAACGTGCTGGAGTCTGCATACTGGACGCCACGCGGCGAGTATTTCGACTTTGCTACCGGCGACAGTATCTCAGCGCTGGAAATGCTGCAGAAGATAGCCAATGCCGGGAAGTCACGTTTTCTGCTGAGTGATGGCCTGGCGACGGTCAACCGTGAGGGGATTAAGCCCTGGACTGGCGTGATCACTCCGCATGAGATGGTGGAGGAGCTGCAGAGCGGATTTACCGTACCGTCCGACGATGATTTTGATGGCGTCGACGTGACATACATCAACGGGACTACCTGGGCGGAGGAGACCGTTAAATGCCGGACGCCGGACAATCCCACGCCGGTGAAAATCGAGAACTACAAACTCGATGGGGTACTGAATCAGGATCACGCCTACCAGATCGGCATGCGCCGCCTGATGAAATACCTGCAGCAGCGGGTAACGTTCCAGACCACTACCGAGCTGGACGCGCTGTGCTACAACACGGGCGATCGCATTGTGCTCACGGATGATATTCCGGGTAACAACACGATTTCCTGTCTGGTGGAGGCGATGACAACGGCGGGTGGCGTGACAACGTTCACCGTTACTGAGCCGCTGGACTGGTCTTTCGAAAATCCCCGAGCGCTGATCCGCTATCAGGATGGCTCTGCATCCGGGCTGATGGTGGCGAGCAGGGTGGGTGATTTTCAGCTGTCAGTCCCGCACCTGAGCGAGTTTGATGACCCGATGAAGGTTGACCTGTCGTCGGCAACCATCGAGCCGATCCGCCTGGTGTTCTGCGGCTCAACGCGCCACGTCTACGACGCCATTGTAGAGGAGATCGCCCCGCAGTCTGACGGCACCTGTCAGGTCACCGCTAAAGAATACCTCGAATCGTTCTACCAGTACGACGACGCCACATACCCCGGCGACGCTGCTTAATACCAAAAAAATCCCTTTCAACTTTTCTTTCGCTCAAACCCTCGTTTGCGCGAACGCTATTTTTTGGAGCAAAAAACATGGCCGAACTTAACCCTCCACTGGGCACGACGACGCCGGAAATATTCATGGACAACGTTAAACGCGCTGACGAGCTGGTTAACGGTCCGGCCGGAACGGTTAACGACCGCGGCGGTGAACCGCTCGATACCTGGCGCCAGATGATGGCGAAAAACGATGAGGTCAGGCAGAACCTGATCCCGCTCAGTAAGCAATATGCGACGCTGGCAGCGGCGCAGGCGGACATCGCTAATATCCCCGAGGGGAGCACCACGTATTACCGCAGCCCGGATGACAGCGCTCTTGCGGTTGAGGTGATGAACGTTAGCGGGACGCTGCAGCCTACCGGGCGGAAAATGCCATCTCAGGCGGCTGTTGCCGCGAACACATCCGTAATTACAGGGTTGGATCTTGATCGTGTTGATGTATCTCCAGCGTCGCTGGGGACTGGCCAGTATTATCAGCTCTCTACAGGGACAATCGCGACCACCACGGACACCAACTGGTCGGCGTGTGCGCCAGTTGCTGTGGCAGGATATTCGCGATTAATTTTGTCAGGTTCGTTTTTGTATCGCGCCGCCGTTGCGCCGCTTCTGTTTGTTGACTCAGCAGGGACTGTTATTTCTGTCCAGAGTCTGGGCATTCCCATGTCCTCGGATAATGTCTGGTCATCGCGCGCAGAGGTTCAGGTCGATATTCCCGCCGCAGCTGTCAGCGCATTGATTTCAACCTATGCCGAACCGGCTGTGGCTGTCTATGCAGCCGCGCAGGCTTTCCGGGAGTCAGGCGTTGCACTGTCGGCCAGTAAGACCAAGAAAAGAGTTCTGAACTGGATCGCGAACACCTACATGAATATCTCGACAGGTGCCCTGACTTCCAGCTCAGACACTTTCGCAGCAGCCCGTGTTCCCGTAGCACCAGGGGATGTCTTCACGCTCAGTTGCTCGCTGAAGGGTGCCCCGAATCAGATTCGCCTCATCGGCTTCTTTGACAGTAACGAGACCCTCATCGGTACGTTTTACCCAGGCACCGGGAGCGGCACGGTATCCACGATCAGTAACCTGACATTCCGCGTGCCGAAAAACGCGGCGTCTATGGTGATTACTGCGTACTCCCCGAACTCCGCAACCGTGCTGCTGCAGGCTTCCGTCTTCGACCGTGCGGCGCTTGATATCCAGACCGCTGCTGACACAGCCGGAAACCTGGCAAAGTCGTCTGTGCTGCCTTTCTATAGCGGGCGCTACTGGAAAAACACCAATGGTGCATTGACCGTTGTGAACGACGCGCAGTTTTGCGCCTTCTACCCAGTACAGGTAACCGCTGGTGATGTGTATCGCATCAAGTCTAACCTGACGACGGGAAACCCGTCTCTGGTATCGATGGTGGTTTTCAAAGGCGCCAACGGTGAGCTGGTAGGAACTGCTCAGCCCGCGCCCGGGTCTGGGTCCTTTGCTGCAGCGGATATCACGGTAACCGTCCCGGCTGGCGCGGTTCTTATGCTTTTGACTGCATACAGCCCATATATAGACATCGTCTATCAGGGGAGCGCTGTAGAAAAAATCGGATCGTCGGTAGCGGGTATCGCTGCAAGTTTTGCTCAGCAACTCAGCATTAACTTTTCGAAAGGGTATTACTGGAACCCAACATCCGGCGCCTTAACGAGCACCAACGATCCTAACTGGCGGGCATTTGACGCCATACCCGTTTCGCCTGGTGAGTCGTATCGTGTCATTGCGACTGAGTTTAGCGGTAGCATTTACGTCGTAGTTTTCAAAAATGCGAGTGGTGCGGTCGTAAGCAAGTCTCAGCTCGGTCCTGGTGGGTCTTCGATCGTCGCTGTCGATGTCCCCGTTACCGTGCCGGCTGGCGCTACGTCCATGTGCGTTACGGCCTATACGGATAACGTGACTGTTACGAAGAACATCAACTATAAAGCCGATCTGCGAAAAGAGATTATTCAAAGGGATTTCGAAAGTGGTTTGCGCCTGTTGTCGCCGAAAGGTCTGGACGGCTACTACTGGCACCAGAACACGGGAGTCAGGACGCTGATTACCAGCGACTGGGCATATTTCTCTGTAGACCCGATCACGGTTTCTCCGGGTGAAGTGTACCGGATCATCTGTGCTGAGTTTTCTGGCAACCCGGCAAACGTATATCTCGCGCTTTTCAAAGACTCATCCGGGGCCATTGTGGGGCGCAGCTATGCAGGGCCTGGCTCAGGTGTCCTACAGTCCGTTGACACCAACGTTACGGTACCAGCTAACGCGGCGACAATGTGTATCACCGGGCACAGCAGAAACCTCCAGGTCATTAAAGCGGGAGGTATTGTCAGCAAGCTACCGGGTAACAGCCCGGCACAAACTACCGGCCCACTGGATTACTGGAAAGGGAAAAAAATAGTCTGGCTGGGGACTTCAATTCCAGCCGGAAGCGGAGCGAATGCTTATCCGTATATGCTGGCGCAGCGTTTAGGCGCTACGATTGCCAATCAGTCTGTTGGCTCATCACCCATCCGTGGCGGACTGGATGCCTTTGCCACTTCTGACGATCCATATGGCTGGTATGGAAGCTCTTATACCCGCGTCACCCGCGCTTTATCGCATTCCGTCGCGATCAAACAGTCTTTTATCGACAACTACGATTCGAAGTGGAAGAGCTTAGTCACGGGGGGCCCGGCGTCCCTGTCAGATACGGATAAAGCCAATATTCTTGGCTATTCGTACGTTAACAGGCTGGCCGGTAACCTTGACGCAGATCTGTTTGTCATTGATCACGGTATAAACGATTTTCTGTGGATTCAGGAAAGAGGGGGAGATGTTGCCAGTCTGCTGACGCCTGCGGTCGATACCCGAAATATCAATACTTTCTACGGCGGCATAAATACGGTAATTGACTACATCCTGAGCCAGAATCCGCGTGCCCGCATTCTCGTTATCGGCTTTTATGAAAACGAACTGCGGCCACAGGTTTCTCAGATGCAGTTAAAATCTGCGCAGTTGTGGGAGTATCAGATCGTGAAGCTGTGGGAGAAGACAGGCTGGAGCCAGCAGGTGCTGACCGGAACGGATGGCACAGGGAAGACAATAACCCAGTACTGGATGCCGGATAATCTGCACCCTCACTCGGATACGACTGGCAAGGCGAATACCCTGCTTACGGATATTCTTGAGATGGAAATCAGATCGGTTCGTTAACAATTAACTTTCAGCACTAAGTGGCTATCGTTCGGATTGATAGCCGCAACCTCTCTTGATCTTCCTTTTAAACAAAATTACTTTATGAATAAACAGTATTTATGGAAGGGCAGATCATGCTCAGACCGTCAGATATCAATCAGGCATTTCGGGAGTCGAATCTCCGCAACTCGAAAGGCTATCAATATCTACATTCTCGCGATTTTGCTTCTTCTCTTGTGTACCGTGGCATCCACTTATCCTACTCCGAGGCTAACCGGTGGATTGAGCACAACCAGTCGTGTTTCGCTGATAAGACGCCGGAGCATATTGAGATGAGGATGTTGATTCTCCGTAACATGGGGAGGGGGATGTAATAATGGTTGGTTCGTTCCTTTCTCCGACTGCTGATTACATAGAGCAAAGACTGACAGTTACCGCCAAATGTGATATCAGCGCTAACTCGCAGCTTATTCAGGCTGATAGAGGCTATGTCGTTTTATATATCATTAAGTATTATTTGTGGTTATTCAAATGGGTGTCATTGTATGAGTGATTGAAGTTTGAATATTTATAAGATGTTTTTTTGCTACGAATTTGACTTAAAGTTATATATTTTTTTGCATTGTGATTTTAAGTAATTGATTAGATGGGTAAAATTAATTCATGTATGTGGTTGACGCTATTATTTGAGTGTGTTATATATCTCGTCATCATTGATGCGGTTTTTATGGGGCGTTAAAATGGAAAGAAAAAAACTCGGTTCAAAAATAGCATACGGTTTTGATGAGAATGGGTATTTTACAGATGTTATGGATATCGAAGAGAGAATTGAATACTATCGAGAAGATTGGTATGAACCAAGTTATAACAATGCAGAAGGCGTCCTTTGTGATAAGCAAGGCCGACCTCTTATAAAGCCCATTGTTGGAGAAAACCAGAGAGCTATATTAGAAGGTTGCATGTATATCATCGAGGATAGATACTCTCTTCCCAAAAATGCAACCTTTGTTAAACCTGAACGAGACGATATGCGATGGGATGGCGAAAAATGGATTTAAGATAATATATTTCATTTCCTAAGCAAGTTTCTATTACTTGCTTGTTTTATATATTTATAATCATTTTTGGAACTAAAGCTAATCCCATATTTACAATCTATTTTTAAAAGGCAACCAGCAGCTACACCTATGGTTTCAAGTGGGTGAAATATATCCGGAAAAAAATGTAATCCTGAAATTGCAGCCGCGCCAGCTGCGGCTAAAGACAGGTGGTTAATGTTTAAATAAATGGATAATTCTCTTTTCTTCGTAATCCCAAAGGATTCAAAACTTACTTTATGTATATCATTTATATTCTTTTCAAATTCAATTATGGCTTTAGTTCTTTCTTTAGCTGCATCTGGAGACTGCATTATCTCCATACAGATTCCTTCAATATGCGAATGGAGTTCATTTAGCAAATCACCTCTTTTTTCCTTGAATTCTAATACATCTTCATAGGTTGTAAGATTTCCTGGGGATGGAAGTAGTTGCATAAAATCCATTTTTAACAAAAGTGCTTGTTTTGTATATGCTTCGGGAATGACTAGGTCAGGACTGTTACTAATTTGATTTAAACTCCAATCAAATTTCTCATGATCATCTTGGCTGATTTTTTCTGCTATTTTGTATTGTGCTTTTATAAATAAATTTTCTTGTATTCTTCCTTCATCGTTGGGGTAATCATCTTCCGTAATTATAGCTCGAGGAAAATCTGCGGCCATTAATTCCCTTAGTGTTTTTTCTCGAGGAACCTCAAGATGTAAGATATTATTGGTTGATATAACAACTTTGTCCCAATATAGTAAAAGAAAGTTGATGTCGGAACTTTCTAATTTATTAAATGTCATTGATCCATCATGGCGTGAAATTATTTGGCCCGGGGCGATGATTATACCTTTCTTTTTGTTCATTTATTAATGTTTCCTCTTTCATGTTATGGCTCGTGTCGATGATAAAATAGAGGTAAAACTAATATTAAAAAGCATATTGGTATTTTTAAAAATAGTAGGGGTTGCTCTTTCTACGGTCAAGCAGTTTTAACAAGAAATCATGCGGAAGTTGTTTCGGCTAGTCCATGGTGTCCATGTACGCAGTCTGACCGACAGCATCGATACCAGTACGCCAGCAGGCCGCTTTTGCTTCCACGTCATGAGCGCCCTGGCAAAAATGGAGCGCGAGCTGATCGTCGAGCGTACCCGCGCAGGTTTAGCCGCAGCGAGGGAGCAGGGGAGAGTCGGCGGTCGCCGCCGGGTAATGACTGAAGAAGTGGTGGAGCGATGCCGCAGGATGCTGGAGAACGGCGCTACCCGGCAACAGATCGCAGATGTGATAGGGGTGGGGGTGAAGACGATCTACAAATACTTTCCTGCTGCCGTCCGCGATCAAGGATTCCTGCCCTTCCCGTGATATGTAACATTTGAGATAATAAGTACTTTCAGTTTTGAAAACAGTTTGGTTTGTTCGTGAACGGTAAGAAAACAATAAGTTTTGAACAATTTTTAACTATTAACAGCAATCTTGTTTCCATCTCAGATACATGGGCAGACTTGTGGGCGTTAATTTTTCACACAGGTTTAAGCGCTGGAAGGCTGCTGAGTATTCGATATGATGATATTGATGATGGCTTGATACTGATACGAAAACAGGGTCACCTGAAGGAGCTACGTGTTGAATCAACCCCTCCAGTAGAGGGAATCATTGCTCGTAGAAGAGAACGCTATCCAGAAGATGTTTTTTTATTTCAGAGCCATTCTAACCGTGTGAAGTACCAACGCCGGCCGGTCACTATAATTGCTTTCAACGCCGCTTTACGTCGCGCCGCTAGATCATTACCAGACGTTAACGTAAGCAGTAGTAGCGCGAGAAACATACCGGACTAACCGCCTGTCCAGTCGCGTGTAGCCGATGTGACAGGCGTGGGTGTGAAGACTATTTACAAATATTTGCCGGTACAATACGGCGATAAAAAATCCCCTTGAGCAGGCACACTCAAGGGGAAAATACTACATAACATCATTGCTGTGTGCGTCTTCGCACACGCCTATCTTCTAAGAAGGTGCCTAAAGCTTCCAGATATTTCTGGTCTGAGCAGTTAAATCATGGGGTCGGTGGTCGATGTGAAAGGAGGGGGAAGACGATTTATAAATATTTCCCGGATAGCATACTGCATGAAGCTGGGTGAGGATTTGATGTAAAAACCCACCCGACAGCCTTATACAAGACCTGCCGAGTAGGTTAACTGCAGGTGTTCATGCCGAACAGTCGGCACGCACTATACCCATAACTCAACACACAAACCAGTCGTCTGCCGTTTCCCAGGCGTCTTTGAGGGTTTCTTCGACAAATTCCTTCGCAATTTCCTTATCTGTTGCCCACAGCACGCTCAGACCGTCATTGCTGGCCGTCTTCACGATCACTTCAACTTCATCGTACTGTTTGCTTATCCGTCGGGTCATTTCTTCCTTGAGAGCCTCCAGTGAACCCTTTGGCATTTTCCCGGCTTTCTCTTTGGCAATGCTGATTTCTACACGCAT